GGACCCATCACAAGCAGGTTGCAAAAAAATTCGAGAAGTTGGCCGTGAGCCCCGGTTCACGGATCATTATCAACATGCCCCCCCGTCATACAAAATCGGAATTTGCGTCGTATATGCTGCCGGCGTGGTTGATTGGCAAGAATCCAGAGTTGAAGATCATCCAGACCACCCATACGGCGGAGCTGGCGGTGCGGTTTGGCCGCAAGGTCAGGAACCTTATGGAGATGGAGGTCTACAAGGAGATATTCCCGGATGTGGATTTGAGGGCTGACTCGAAGGCGGCCGGCCGCTGGGACACGGGCCAGGGCGGGGAATACTTCGCGGCGGGCGTCGGTGGTGCGATTACGGGTCGTGGTGCTGATTTGCTGATCATTGACGATCCGCATTCGGAACAGGATGCGCTGTCCGAGAGCGCCCTGGAGAATGCTTACGAGTGGTATACCTCGGGTCCCCGGCAGAGGCTCCAGCCGGGTGGTTCCATCGTGGTCGTCATGACGCGGTGGTCACTGAAGGATTTGACGGGGAAACTCATCAAGGCGCAGGCGTCCGATATGATGTCGGACCAGTGGGATCTCATAGAGTTCCCGGCAATCCTGCCGAGCGACAATGTGCTTTGGCCGGAGTTCTGGAACAAGGACGAGTTGTTAAGGGTCAAGGCTTCGTTGTCCTTGAGCAAGTGGAATGCACAATGGCAGCAGAACCCGACCTCGGAAGAAGGAGCCATCATAAAGAAGGAGTGGTGGAACAAGTGGGAGAAGGAGGCCATACCTCCTGTCAGCTACATCATGCAGAGTTACGATACGGCGTTCTCGAAGAAGGAGACTGCGGACTATTCGGCCATTACGACGTGGGGGGTGTTTAAGCCCCAGGAGAGTGGCCCGGAGAATCTGATTTTGATGGACGCGAAGCGTGGCCGGTGGGACTTCCCCGAGCTGAAGTCTCATGCCATGGAAGAGTACAAGTACTGGGAGCCCGACATGGTGCTGATCGAGGCCAAGGCCAGTGGAACGCCGCTCACGGACGAGTTACGGACGATGGGGATTCCTGTTGTGAATTACACGCCGTCGAAGGGGAAGGACAAGCACACTCGGATGCACATGGTGGCGCCTATATTCGAGTCCGGTAAGGTTTGGGCGCCGGAAAAGAAGTTTTCGGAAGAAGTCATTGATGAGTGTGCCGCTTTCCCGAATGGCGATTATGACGATTACTGCGACAGTATGTCCATGGCGCTTATTAGATACCGTAAAGGAGGCTTCCTTCGCCTTGACAGTGACGAGGAAGAAGACGAACCTACCTACCGTCCACAAATTCGACAATATTATTAGGAGTTTCCCATGAAAGAATGGATGGTGAGGCGTATGCAATCGCCTTCTACGTATGTGGCTCTTGGCCTTGGTGTTGTAGGTGTAGGTATTCTCACAGACAACTTTTGGGTTATAGTTGCGGGAGTCGTTGTTGGTGCTTTTGTTTTTGTTTTGAGAGAGAGGCAATAAGGCATCATTTGAGAGGACTGTGATATGTTTGCTGCTTTACTTCCAGCAATTCTGCCTATGATTACGGATGTTGTGGGGAGGTTTCTACCCGAAGATAAAGAGGCCCGAGCAAAAGCCGAAAGGCAAATCGAGAAACAGTTGGCAACACACCTTGCCAAGATTGATTTAGCCCAATTAGATATCAATAAGCAGGAAGCGGCCCACAGGAGTCTCTTTGTCGCTGGTTGGCGTCCTTTCATCGGGTGGTCATGCGGGATTGCGCTCGCATGGACATACGTGGCTACCCCCATTTTACAGTTTGTTCTCGCGCAGACAGGCCACCTCATGGATCTTCCCGCGCTAGACATGAGCCAGATGATGCCGGCTTTAATGGGGATGCTCGGATTAGGCGGCCTCAGAACATTTGAAAAGTTCAAGGGGGTAAGTAAATAATGCCCAGGGAACCTATTTCTCTGATGAAGAAGAGATCGAAGTCGAAGAGATCGAAGAACCTACAAATATGAGGGAAGAAGACGATGGTTCCGTTGTCCTCAACTTCGATCAGATGGTTGCCGAAGAGCTTCAGACAGACCCTGATGCTAACCTGGCTGAGATTATAGATGAACGAGTCCTGATGGGGATTTCTTCAGAACTGCTAGGTTATTATGAGGATGACAAGAGTAGTCGTCAGGAATGGGAAGACACTTACACGGATGGTTTGGAACTTCTAGGGGTTAAGTATCAACAGCGCGAGGAACCATTCCGTGGTGCTAGTGGCGTAACCCATCCCCTTATCGCAGAAGCAGTCACCCAGTTTCAGGCGCAAGCCTACAAGGAACTTCTTCCTAGTTCCGGCCCTGTCCGTACTCAGGTTGTTGGTGCAGTGACTCCTGACGTAGAGAAGCAGGCCCGGCGCGTTCAGGAGTTCATGAACTATCAGATCACGCATGTAATGGAGGAGTATGATCCTGAAATGGATCGTCTGCTGTTCTATCTCCCTCTGGCCGGCTCCGCTTTCAAGAAAGTCTACTTCGATGACATTCTTGACAGGGCGGTTTCCCGGTTTGTCCCCGCAGATGATCTGCTTGTTCCCTATAACGCTTCCGATCTGAATTCCGCTTCCCGTATCACTCATGTCATTCGCATGAACACGAATGATGTTCGTAAATTTCAGGCGGGTGGGTTTTACCGGGATATCGAACTTTCTCCTTATGATTCCTCTGATGAACTAAGGGAGAAAGAACGTAATCTGATGGGGGTTGAAAAGACAGGGGCGACTGATCAGGATTGCACCATACTTGAGGTTCATACGGACTTAGACCTTCCGGGATTTGAGCATGTGAGCCCTATTGACGGGGAACACACGGGTATCAAGCTTCCTTACATTGTAACGATAGACGAAGGTAGCTCAAAGGTTCTGTCGGTTCGTAGGAACTGGCGGGATGGCGATGAGTTCTATCGTAAGGTCCAATATTTTTCGCACTACAAGTTTTTACCCGGTCTGGGCTTCTACGGCTTTGGATTGCTTCACATGATTGGAGGTCTGGGTCGTTCCGCGACTTCCATTCTGCGGCAACTCATAGATGCCGGAACACTGGCTAATCTCCCAGCGGGCTTTAAAGCTCGTGGTATCCGCATTCGTGATTCTGACGAGCCTCTGTCTCCGGGGGAATTCCGGGATATTGATGTCCCTGGTGGCGCTCTTCGAGAGAGTATTATGCCGCTTCCTTACAAAGAACCGAGTCAAACCCTTATGGCTCTTCTAGGTTTTGTAGTGGATGCGGGTCGTAGGTTCGCCGCCATTACCGATATGCAGGTGGGAGATGGAAATCAGCAAGCTGCGGTAGGCACAACTGTTGCTCTTCTTGAGCGCGGCTCCAAGGTAATGTCAGCCATCCACAAGAGGCTGCATTATGCACAGAAACAAGAGTTCAGGATTCTGAGTCGTGTGTTCTCTGAATCACTTCCGCCGATGTATCCGTATAATGTGTACGGGGCGGAAGCTACCATCAAGCAGATGGACTTTGACGAACGTATAGATGTTGTTCCTGTTTCGGATCCCAACATTTTCTCGATGTCCCAACGTCTGGCCTTGGCGCAAACACAGCTTCAACTCGCTCAAAGCAACCCGCAGATGCATAATCTGTACGAAGCCTACCGCCGGATTTATGAGGCAATAGGCGTACATAACATCGAGGCCCTGTTGCCGACGCCGCAACCACCGCAGCCTACTGATCCAGCTATTGAGAACGCCAAGTCTATTATTCAGGAGACTTTGCAAGCCTTCCCAACCCAGGATCATGACGCTCACATGACGGCCCACATCATTTTCATGAAGACTCCGATTCCAGCGTCTTCTCCCCCTATATTCGCCTTGCTTCAGGCGCATTTATGCGAACACGTTGCATTTAAGGCCAGGGGTGTTGTTGATGCGGAAATGCAGGTGACCATGCAACAGGCCGCGCAGGTGGGCCAGCAACCGCCGCAAGTTGACCTCGAAGCACGGGTCGCGGAACTCATTGCCCAATACACTGAAGAAGTTATGACCGCTTTGATGCCGCCGCCGGAAGGTGAGGTTGATCCTCTCGTTCAGCTTCGTTCCAAGGAACTGGACATCAAGGCCTCTGATGTACAGCGCAAGTCCGAAGAGTTTGCTGTCACGCATAACTTTGAGGAACAGAAGGAAGGCGAGCGTCAGGAACTTGTACGCGATAAGATCGACTCTCAGGAAGACATTGCGCTATTGCGTGCGGAAGTTAACCGAGAGCGGATGGAACAACAGGCTAAAGCTGGGAGCAAACGGTAATGGGAAGCACTAAAGCGCAGCAAGATGCCCGACAGAACACACCCCCCAAGGTTCCGAGGGAGAAAACAATAGTTGGGACAGCTTCTCCAGGAAAACCTTACTATTCGAGCAAAGAATTGCAGGCAGGTTTTGAGCAAACACTTCCAGCTGCTATCGGTGCAGAGGAATCAAGACAAAGCGGATGGATACCGCCTAGGGAGTTATCTCCTCGTGAGGCTCTTTTTCTATTGCGGGATGCAGAAGCTCCGCCAGACGTTGTGACAAAAGGAGCAGATCCTTTTAGAGGGAAAGAAGGTCGCGAAGAGGAGAAAAGAGGGGCTCGTATCGCCCGGGAGGCTGCCAAAAAGGTCGCCAAGAAAACGAGGGTGTTCTAATGGCTAGAAGAATTCCCAAGGTGCCTGTAGTAAGACTTCCCAAGAATCCTGTGGCTGCTATAGCCGAGGCCATGCGGAAAAAACTGGCAAAAGAGTTGAAAGAAGACGGCGGAAGCTCGGAGACAAAGGTGTATTAATGCCTATTCGCAAGGTAAAAGGCGGATGGACATTTGGCGGTGCTGTATACAAAACCCTAGAAGTGGCTAAAAAAGCGTACAAAGCTTATTTGGCCAAGAAGCATGAAAGAGGGGCGTGATGTTTCACGTGAAACAATATGGCTAGGAAAATGGTAGATCAGATGTCTGATCAAATGGATATCTCTGAAAAAGAAGCAGGTGGTCTTATGGTTAAGGCAAGAAGGCTTAATAACATGGCTCGCTACATGCACGGGGGCCACGTTTGTGCCATTATTTATGGCGGATCAGATGTTCCGATTGAATGGGGCCGGGAAAAACTCAGGGGTGACACTGAAGAGTTGATCCAAGGCACCGAGTCCCAGGTCCGTGGCCGTTACTTCAACAACAATGACGGGAAGGGGACGTTCTGATGGCTGATAAAACAGTATCCGACACGGATCGACGCCGTATCACTCGTATTCTTGGTGAATCTGGTCGAACAATATCCGACACGGATCGGCAATTTGCTGAAAGAGTGTTATCGGAGGAATCTGGTCGAACAATATCCGACACGGATCGTCTCCTTCTCACTCGTATGCTTAGTAAATCTGGTCGAACAATTTCTGATACCGACGAGACATACTTAACGCGCAACGATGGCGGTATCGCCAAGAAAACGAGGGTGTTCTGATGCCCCATAGAATTTCTGATATGACAAACGTAGTTCGTCCCCGCCGTCTGGGAGCAACAAACGTAGTTCGTCCCCGCCGCCCGAGAGTAATGCCTCGGACCAATCTAGGTACAGTTCCTTTCGCAGATGAATCCCTGGGATATTTAAGACGCAACGATGGCGGTATCGCCA